CTAGGGGGCGGGATGATCCCGCCCCCATTTAAGGAGATTAAAATGGCTAGGTGGCGATTGAGGGCGGCACACTATCTCTACATTGGAGAGGAATGGGAATACCAAGAAACTGACTCTATCACTGGACGGTCGAATAGGGTGCGATTCCCTGTACCGACCCTTCTCGATCCTAAGGACCCTTCTAGATGGACCAATCGAGATGGTGATATTGTTGTCTGTCATGAAGGCAAGGGCCATTCTTCTGACACAGTGTTTCAAGGTGATCCGACTCCCGATATGGAGCCGCTAGACGAAGAAGCTAGGAAGATTTCAGATGCACTTAGTTCTAGGTGGAACCATCCAATTGAGGGGATCGATTCTCAAAAATCCTTTGGCGACGCCCTTTTTGAGGGCCTAACGCGAAAATTGGATAGCCTTGTATCGAAGCAAATTCCTATCTCGGAGAATATGGTTAGCCGCGAGGAATTTGACTCCCTGAAAGAACAGCTGGCGCAACTCATGGCTCGGAATGCCGAGCTGGAAGAAAAGTCGACTCGGAGGGTGTAAGTGGTTTCACCCCTACCACCCGACTCAAATTGGGTCCGCGATCGTACTGGATACGACATCAATAGATTTGTGTGGACAGGGGCCCCTGCAATAGTTGGGGGCCCCCGTGGGATCACGTCTATTGTTTCTTTGACCCTGTCAGCCGACCAGAATAATTGGAACCCAACAGTCAATGAGGTAGGATTTGGTGCGGATGCAGCATTGTTCGTTACTACGACAGGTAATGTGAACATTTCGGGAATGGTGCCTTCAATTGGTGGTGAGCTTAAAACGCTAGTTAATGTCGGTTCCAGTTTTATTACTATCTTGGATCAAAGCTCCCTATCGGATAGCTCCAATCGGTTTAGTTGTGGTTCTGATGTAATCATTGCTCCCGGCAATGCAGCTGAGTTCATCTATAATCCTGTGAGCAATCGCTGGTTGTTGATGTCCTTGCGTGGGGGCGTTCAATCGGCTATGCCAATTCTGGTTTCGGGCGGGAGCTTGCCTATCGCGCCTGGGGTCATTGGTTGGTTGGAGGTTCCAGCCAACTGCACTATATCTGGATGGAAGCTAACTAGCCTTCAAACCTGCACCATTTCTGTGGATGTGTGGAATGCTCCCTTTGCGGGCTTTCCTCCCACAGTTGCAAATTCGATCTGTGGCGGCAATCTGCCGACCCTGTCGAATCAGAAGTCCAACTCTGATACGGTCCTAACAGGTTGGACAACTTCGCTGTCTAAAGGAAGTATCGTGATGTTCAACCTTTCAGCAACAGATGCCCGAGCAATTCAGATGATGTTTTCGCTCGATGTCATCAGAACGCAATGAGGAGAGTTGAATGGCTCAGTATGCCTTCAACAATCAGCTTGGCGGTACTCCCCAGAACCTGTCGTCGTCGTACAAGACTATTCTGGTAGTCACCGCAGCTACTGGTGCCACTACGCTTCGGCGCGGGTGGATTTACGAAATTGAGATCGGTGCTGACTCGGTACCGAACTCTACCGATTGTCCTATCAACTGGGACATTTCGGCGCAAACCGCTCCTGGTACTGCAACTGCTATTACGCCTCAACCTGTAGATCAGGGTGGCGGCGATGCGGCAGCTTTGCTTACTTATGCAGCAAACGCTACGGCGGAAGGAACCATCACCGCCAACTCGTCGGTATTTTACATGCCGCTTAACCAGCGCGCTTCGCAGCGTTGGATTGCGCGAGATGAAAAATCGGCGATCATTGTAGCAGCGACTAACCTTAAGGGGTGGGCTATGAGAGCCAAATCGCCGAACTATGCCTCGACGGTTGGCTGGCAAGCTTACATTACGGAGTAGGCACGATGGCACTTTCTAACTCTAAGGTGTCCGGTAAGCAGCCGGTGCTACAGACTCGCCAGCAGTTCTATGATGCCGAGGTCGAAAAGGCTAAAGCATTGGATGCAGCGCAGTCACACTTGCCTCAGCGCCTCAGGAAGCGCTATCCGCTACCTGAGATCGTTAAGCAGGGAGATGTGGCATTTGAGGATACCCAAGGCAACAAGATGCTTGTCCGTGAGGGCGACGTCAATGCCAACGATATCCGTTATGTCGATCCGGATGATGGCAGCTTCGCTACCCCTTGGTATAGGCCGGGTAACGAAGAAGAAATCGAAGCAGAGTGGAACTACATGAATGCGTAACCCTACGGGTTATAGCATCGTTACTGCACCGGGTGAACGTGTTGTGGAACACGACACGTTCACCTGTGCACATTGTCGACAGATAACCTTTACTAAGGGAGGGCTAACCAGCCCTCTCCAAGTTGCTATTATTAAGGCTGATGGTAGCGTGCAGATGCGGGATGTTGCTAAATGCTTTAGGTGTGATGAATATGTTTGTCCTCGTTGTGAGGGTGGGGAGTGTTATCCTGGGATGAAACGTATAGAAGAAGAGGAAAAGCTAGCAAGAATTATCTTAGGACTCTCGTAGATGTCGGACGAAAAAACAGTTTTGTTGGTGTTCGGGGCTAAGAGCGGGGTCTTGCGCCGCATCATTATTTTGGATGAGGGTGATAGTATTGACGCTCATAAAATATTTCCTGGCGAAGATATGGTCGTTACAAGAGAAGTAGTATCTGACCCTATGCGGTTTAGTGTGGATAGGGCTGAGGCAATCGTTCGCGCTCGGCGTGGCATAGATAAAGCGCACAGCGGCAAGTGCGTGGTGTTCCACAAGGACACCGGCGACGCAATCAACGCCATCATGGCCGATCCGGAAATCGACAAGCATTTAGACGGCCATCCAATTGTGCAGGACGACGATGCGCACGACACATGGAAGCATGGCTGGAAGCTCGAGAACGGCAGGCCAAAGCCCTCCGTAGCAGCGGCCGATGAGGTTGCGCGGCGCAAAGGTGCACAGGCACCTCAACGAAAGCCATAGAGCATGGCTACCGTAATCATCACATCTGGCACGACCTTCTCGGTGCCGACTGATTGGGGGCCAACCAATACACAGGTCGCAATTGGTGGCGGCGGGAATGGCACAATAAACAGTGGTGGCGGCGGCAACGGTGGTGGCGGTGGCGGTGGTGGTGGCTGCTCAAAATCGGTCAATCAGATATATACACCAGGGGCATCGCGCACCTGCGCAATCGGTGGAGTTGCGGGCGATACATCGCTCAAAGCCAACGACAACACTACGACGCAACTTCTAGCCAAGGGCGGCGCGTCGGGGTCTGGAACGGGCGGCGGCGCCGGTGGGGCGGCAGCAAGCGGCATCGCTACTGGCACCGGCTCAGCCAAGTTCAGTGGTGGAAATGGCGGCAATGGTGGCGGCGGCATCTCTAATCCGTGCGGTGGCGGTGGCGGTGGCGCTGCGAGTTCGACAGCGAATGGTAGTGGTGGTAGCAGCGGTAGTGCTGGTGGGACCGGAGGCAATGGCGGCAACTCTGGTAGTGGTGCCGCAGGTGGATCGGGTGGCCCCGGAGATACTAGTGGCTCGTCTGGGGCCGCTGGAACCGATCTTGATGCTACGCATGGCGCTGGCGCGGGCGGTGGCGGCGCCGGCGTCGATGTTGGAAGTGCGCCCAACGGCGGTAATGGTGGCTTGTATGGCGGCGGTGGCGGCGGTGGCGGCCCCAGTGGTAGCGGCGTGGGTGGCGCCGGCCGGCAGGGCCTCATCTTCATCACCTACACGCCCTTCAAGCCGGTGCTACTTGGCGATGGTGGTGCTAACGCCGCTTCGTTGATCGTTGCCAACCGACGCCCAGTAGCTGTGCCGTATCATTAAGAGGCCTCCGACATGCTTTTTCAATATCAGGCCAGATCCGGACTTCCTCTTACTCCTGATACGCTCCCGCCACAAGTGACGGGAATGGCTTGGTACCAGCCTCTATCACAACCTTTCTTTCCAACGCAAACACCGCATTGGCTTCATCAAACTGAGATGAGGCGGGTTGACTCTCCCATGCCTCTTGCTGGTATTGAAGGTATTTCATGGATGCGTCCATGGGAGCCCCCTTATTTTCATGGGGTGCCGGCGCACATTCAACAGACGGAGTTTTGGGAACCGTTCTCAGAGACCCTGCCGCCACAAGTTGCTGGTGCGGCTTGGTATGTCATATGGGAGCCGCCGTATTTTCCGACTAGAGTTAAGGTTGAGCTACAACAGACTGAGTTCTATGTTACCAATATCAATACTCTACCCCCTACTGTTTCTGGTATGGCATGGTACCGTCAGTGGGAACCACCAAGGTTCCATGGGTTCCCCGCTGAGTTGCAACAGACCCAGATGCAGGTGGTCACACGCGAGACTCTACCACCAATAACCGCTGGTATGTGGTGGAAGCCTTGGGTGCCGCCGTTCTTTCCCAAGAAGGTATCACATTGGGTCACACCAGACAAATACAACCTTGCTCTAACTCCTTCTACTCTGCCTCCACAGATTGCTGGTATGGCATGGTACCGCCAGTTCGATCAGCCAAAGCAACGCCGTGTGGACGTGTGGGAAATTCAGACACAATTCTCCACGATCACATCTGTAATTCAACCTCAGCCATACGCACAGGTTTACATCATCTTTTGAGGAAACTATGCCGAGCAAATCCCCTGCACAAGCTAGACTGATGGCTGCAGCGGCCCACAATTCTTCCTTCGCGAAGAAGGTGGGAGTCCCTCCGCAGGTCGCCAAAGAGTTCAACAAAGCCGATGCCAAGACAGGTATCTTGCGTCGGAAGCGCAAGGAGAAAGGTAAATGAGCCAAGGGAAAGCAAATCGTACTACAAGCACCCACAAGACTGAGCCTGTAGCTAAAGCTGTAAGCCCTGTTGCTGTGGGTCAAATCGGTACTCATGTTGGGAAGATGCAAGCATCTTCTGTCCTTTACCAAGGAAAGGGATATGAGGCACCAATGTCTAGTACCACCATTCATCATTGCGGCAGTCAAAGGAAACACAAATAATGGATTGGGATAAGATCGAGCAGTTGCTCAATGTCTGTGAACTTTCTCGTCAGTATGGCGATCGCCTTCGTCCAATCTATGATCGGGCGATGTCAGAGCTTATGTTGGCGATCGAACGCCGAGAGGCAAACACTGAGGTTGAGATGCCTACCACTGAAATCGTTGATAGGAGGCTGTGATGTCGAAGGATACCCTTAAAGAGTATGGGCCAGACGCACATAAGCCGCAGGCTGCAAGAGCAACCTGTGGTGGCGTGACTGAGGCAAAGGAGCTGCCATACACCAAACCTGTTGGTCCGACTAACCAGTACCACAGAGGCCCCGGCCTTGGTGGTACCAATCACGGCAATAGCCAACAGCACAAATGACTACGACAGTAGATATCGTTAATCGTGCGTTACAGACGTTTGGTTCTCGAACGTCTGTAACGCAGACTGAATTGACAAATCAGAGTTCTAATGAGGCAATTCAAGCCAATCTTGTACTGACGCAGTTGCGGGATCAGCTTCTGCGGATGGCTCCTTGGGATTGCGCTTTGAACTTTGCCAACCTTGTTTACATCACTTCGGCACCGGGTACGCCAGAGAACACATCAGCTGCTACAACTCTGTGGCAGAAGGGTCAACCAGCACCACCGTGGGCCTATGAGTATCAGTATCCAGTTGATTGCCTTCGTGCTCTTTGGATTGTTCCATCTAATACCACTGGCTTCACTGGTGGTATTCCTATTACTAACGCTGTTACTGGTGGCGGGGCGCAGAGTGTTTGGACCGGTCCTCCTGTGGCCTTCAAGATCGGAGTAGATCAGTTCTATGGGGTAACGGCAGCTTCTGTCGTCTCTGGTGGGAGTAACTATGCCGTTGGTGATTACATCACTCTTGCCTCTGGTGCAGCGGGTTCTGCACCGATTGGTGCGCCAGCGGTTCTACAGGTAAGTGCTGTTGCTGGGACTGCTGTATCTGCCGTTACCGTGGTAAACCAAATAGCAGGATCGAGTAGTCCTATCGGTGGGAGTTATTTTGCTCGGCAGAGCAATCCCATTTCTCAAGGTTCTACTACTGGCTCGGGTAGCGGCGCAACATTTAATATCACACAGAATTCTGCCTCCTCGGATCAACGTGTAATTTACACGAATCAAGAGTAT